GTACACAAAGCACGCATATTTAACATTTCCCAACACATATTTAACTGATGTTAACACACTTTGGCACGCTTTTTGTTATGTGCCACAATTACGATTATTTAACACATTTAACACACCGTTAACACTGTTAAAAATTCTTAAACTTTGCTATCGCCCTGTTAACAAAATGTTTCACGTGGAACGGTGGCAAAGTGATTGTTTCACGTGGAACAAAGGGGCGGTTAAACAAAAATGTTTCACGTGGAACAAACAAGTGTTAACAACAGTTAATTTTATTCTTTAAGACTTTTTAATTAAAATAATTTGGTGGTTTCGCAAAATCGTTGTATCTTTGCACCGTGATTAAGAAACAGAAGTTTAACAATTTAAATTAGGTAATTATGAACGAAAATTTTAATGAGACCGTTTTTAACTGTATTACAAGTGTTAACGCCCTTATGACTAGCAACGAAGTTGCAAAGGATGACAAAGCAGTTATCAAGTTGAACCGCTTTAAAAAGTGGTTGAATGAGTTTGCAGCCGCAAACGGTATGAACGAAGTTAAGTAATAACAGGCGTTCACAGGTAACAGAAGTTTAACGTTTTAAAAGTTTAAAGTTATGCCAAAAGGTTTTAGTTTTGCTAGTACTTTTAATAAGACTAGTTTTGGAATCGACACGACCGATTTTCCATTTGTGAAGTTAACCGACATTTTCAACGATAAGAAAGACGGTGGCGGCGATGTAGTACACCCAATTAACGGTATGTACGTACACAAATCACAGTTGGGTGATTCACCCGTTATTATTGACGCTGAAAACAAGCGTCTTGTTAATTTGCCACAGTTCACAGGTAACACGGTGCGTGAAATCTTAGCGAACCCCGATGCGGTGGACGCTATCAAAGCGAACAAAGTTGGTTATACGATTTATGAATATGAATCTCACGCCAAAAAGTGTTACGGTATTACCTTTGTAGATAAGTAGTTTTGTAGGTAAAAGGTGGATAACGTTACAGGGGTAAACAGTACTTAGTTATTGTTACCCCTGTTTTTGTTTCATTTAAAATTAGTAAAGTTATGGCAAAGTTGAACCCTATAGGTTTTTCAAAAAGGACATTTGCAGCAACGGTCAAAATACACGTTGATAAGCAAATTTTAAACGCTATTGAATCACGTGGATATTTGCGTAAAGAAATCGCCCGTGTGTTTCAACAGGCAAATAGACGTATTCAAAACGTTGAAAATTCGGGTATCGTTTCGCCCGCGGTTGTTGCTTTGAATAAGGGTGACATAAAAGGTTTTACAAAATTTTCAATGAAACACGATTGGAACGATTTAAAGATAGAGTACGCCAAAGCGGTTTCTTTTTTGCAACAACCAACGTCAACCGCAAGCGGTACACGTGAATACGCAAACCATTTAAAAAGGTCTTACGATTTGAACGATAAAGAGTTTAAATTGATGCAAGATAAATTGATGGGTAAAATTGCAAGCGTTTCAGATACCCGTTTCTTAGAAAACTATTTGATGCAGTACAAAGATTTCACGGGCGAACTAGAACAGGAAACACGGGACGTTTCAGACCAAATTGAAGATGATGCAATTAAAATTGAAAACGCCTTAGATGATGCAATGGAACAAATCGCAAGTTCTCCAACATCAGAAGCGTTTGTAAATGGTGTTGACCATTTTAACGATGATGCACCGTTAAAAAAGATTCTATCAGAATTTGAAAAATTTGGTTTATAATGAAAAAGATTCCCTTTGAACTACATAACGAAATATACACCCCGAAAGATATTGCAAAAGTTTTATCTTTGGCGGTGAACGAAAAGAATTTTACAGGCAATAATAAGGGCGAAAAGTTCTTAAACGTGCCTGTATCTTTCGATATTGAAACGACTTCATTTTACAGGGATGAAGACGGGGGAACATACAGTTATGAACGCTACATAAAATTAGGTGGAAAAGAAACCAAAATGGAAAAGTGTTCTTTAATGTATGTTTGGCAATTTGGAATCAATGGTTTCTGTATAATGGGTCGCACGTGGGACGAATTTTTGAAAATGCTTGATGATATTTGCACCCTGTTAGAACTTTGTCCAAAGAAACGTATTATTATATACGTTCACAATTTGGCGTATGAGTTCCAATTTTTCCGTGAACTGTTGGAATGGGAAAAGGTTTTTTCAATAGACCTACGCAAACCAATTTACGGAATAACAAAAAGTGGTTTAGAGTTCCGATGCAGTTATTTATTGTCGGGTTATTCGTTGGCGAAATTGGGTGAACAACTTCACACCTACAAATGTGCAAAGTTAGTGGGTGATTTAGATTATAGCCTGTTGCGTCACAGTTTAACCCCGTTGACCCCTAAAGAAATCGGTTACTGTTTGAATGATATAAAAGTGGTGATGTGCTACATACAGGAATTAATTGAGCAGTACAAAGGAATAACACGTTTACCGATTACAAAAACGGGGTTTGTGCGCAAATATTGCCGTTCTGTATGTTTCAAGACAACAGACCCCGAAACAGGGAAAACAGTTCCAAACTTTAAATATTTGGATAAAATCCATAACTTAAACATAACGGGTATTGAAGAATTTGAAATGTTACAAAGGGCGTTTTCGGGCGGTTTTACGCACGCTAACGCAAAATATACTGACGAAGTAATAACGGATGTTGATTCGTACGATTTTACTAGCAGTTACCCGTTTGTTATGGTTTCCGAAAAGTTTCCAATGAGTACGGGCGTTGTTGTTCCTGTTAAGTCGATGAAACAGTTTGAATTTATGATTTCAAAATACTGTTGCGTGTTTGACGTTGAAATTACAAACATTTTCGCCAAATCAGAAAACGAAAACCCAATTTCTGTTAGTAAGTGTTTTGTAAAAGAAAACGTTTCAGAAAATAACGGGCGTTTGGTTTGTGCAAAGAAGATTTGTATGACCATTACCGAAATAGATTACAGGGTTTTTTCACAGTTTTACACGTGGGAACAAATAAGAATCGGACGAATGATTTGTTATCGCAGAGAATATTTGCCAACAGAATTTATTAATTCGATTCTACATTTGTACGAAATGAAAACGAAACTAAAAGGCGTAAAAGGGAAAGAAGTTGAATATTTAAATTCAAAAGAAATGCTTAATTCCTGTTATGGTATGTGTGTTACAAACCCGTTGCGTGATGAAATTTTGTGTGATGGTGAATCGTGGGACGTGGAACACCTTACAGGCGAAAAACAGTTAGAAATGTTGAACAAATACAACGATAGTAAAAATCGTTTTTTGTTTTACCCGTGGGGTATTTATGTTACCGCCTACGCACGAAGAAACCTTTTCACGGGGATTTCTGAATGTGGTGACGATTACATTTATAGTGATACCGATTCGGTTAAAATAATGAATGGTGACGAACACAAAGCGTATTTCAAAGCGTACAACGATTTAGCACAACAAAAACTACGTGCCGCCTGTAGATTCCACAAAATACCGTTTGAAAAGGTTGAACCCGTGACAATTAAGGGAATCGCAAAACCTTTGGGCGTTTGGGATTATGAGGGACGTTACACCCGTTTTAAAACTTTGGGCGCAAAACGTTATATGATTCAAGAAGAAAACGCCCTTACAGTTGACGGGAAAAGTTACGATTTCAGTTTGACGGTATCGGGCGTTAACAAAAAATCTGCTATTCCGTATATGTTGGAAACATACGGGGAAAACGGAATCTTTGACGCTTTTACGAACTATCTAGACATACCGCCAACGGCAACAGGAAAAAACATACATACGTATGTAGATTATGAACAAACGGGAACGATAAAAGACTATTTAGGCACGGTTTCAAGTTACGACACAAAAACGGGCGTACACTTAGAACCAACAGGGTACACTTTAAGTCTTTCAGTTCTTTATATAAATTATTTAATGGGTATCAGATTAAAAAAAGAATAATATGAAACAGAAGAAAGAAAAAGCAGAAATGCCAAAGTTTTACAGTCTTTCAAGAATTTTGGCAAAGAATGCCGATTATAACGTAATATTCGGTGAACGTTCAAACGGTAAAACATACGCCACTTTGTTGTATGGAATCAAAGAATATTTGAAGACGGGCAAACAAATGGCGTATATCAGACGTTGGCGTGAAGACTTGAGGGGCAAACGTGCCGAAAGTTTGTTTTCAAATCACGTTGCAAACGGTGTAATACAGGAACTAACAGACGGTAAATTTAACGAAGTGTTTTATATTTCGGGCAAATGGTTTCTTTCGTCTTATGACCCCGAAACCAAAAAACGTGTACCCGACAACGTGCCGTTTTGTTTCGGGTTTTGTCTTTCAGAACAGGAACACGAAAAAAGTAGTAGTTACCCAAACATAACTACGATTGTGTTTGATGAGTTCTTAACAAGACGTTATTATTTGCCCGATGAATTTATGCTTTATATGAACTTGTTAAGTACAATTATCCGTCAACGTAACGATGTAAAAGTTTTTATGTTGGGTAATACGGTTAACCAATTTTGCCCGTATTTCACGGAAATGGGTTTGAAACAAGTTCGTGCAATGGAACAGGGTACAATAGATATTTATAAATTCGGTGAACACGGGGCAACGGTTGCAGTAGAATATTGCAGCACGATTGTTAAACAGAAAGCTAGTAACAAATATTTCTGTTTTGATAATCAAAATTTGCAGATGATTACGGGCGGTAAATGGGAACTTGCAGTTTATCCACATTTGCCCGTTAAATATCGCCCGAATGATGTGTTATTTGTCTTCTATATTCAGTTTAATGAAATGACCTTACAGGGCAACGTTATACAGGTAGAAGACGAAGAAACAGGGGTTAACAACTTTGTTTATATACATAACAAAACAACCCCGATAAAAGACACAGACAACAGTTTAATTTATTCGCTGCAAATGAACGGCAAACCAAACTACAAACGCAAACTGTTAAGTACTGCAAGTTATTTGGAATCGCAGATAACAAAGTATTTCGCCACCGATAAGGTATTTTATCAAAATAACGAAATCGGGGAAATTGTAAGAAATTACTTGATGGCAAGTGCTAGAAGTAACATTATTACTTAAAATCTGTTAAACGGGGATAAAAAGTGTTTCACGTGAAACATTTTCCCCGTTTTTATTTGGTGGTTTCAGAAAATAATACTATCTTTGCAACGTAAAATAACAAAGTTAAAATTTACTATATGGATTTAAACGGAATCGTATCTTTAATTAGTAACGTTGGTTTTCCTGTTGCGGTTTGTATAGCGTTGTTTTTCTATATGGAGAAACAGAATGAACGCCACCAAAACGAAACCGACAAGTTAAATGAAACGGTACAAAGTAACACGAAAGTGTTAACAGAACTTTGTACGTTAATTAAAACGCTTATCAAGTAATGAAAAAAGAAAATTTATATAACCTGTATCAAACAGAAGTTAAAAACAAAGATTCTGCATTAAATACTTTTATGCAACGTGTTCTTTGTATGACTTCAAAAATGTTTGAATACACAGGAACACCCGAAACAATGCCGCCTGTAGAACTTGAAAAGATTCTGCAAACTAGCGGTAATGTTGGTATTGCCAAAGTTAACGGTGATTTGTACGCTTTATATGGTTCACGTGGTGGGGAATGTGATGCATATTATCGGGGCAAAGATTTTGTTGTTGCAAACCCGTGGTTAAAGTTGGATAAAACTTTCAAAATTGGTGATGATATTGTAGTTATCAACAATACACCGTTTGCAGATTCAATTTTGCCAATTATCGGGAAATATGGCGTACTTTACACCGATGCAGTTATAACGCTGAATATGACTAGTATTTTAACTAGAATAACAATGCTTATTTCTGCAAGTGATGATAAAACCAAACAAAGTGCAGAATCATTTCTGCAAAAGATTTTGGACGGTGATTTCTCGGTTGTTGGTGAAAATGCGTTTTTCAAAGGTGTAAATATGCAAACACCGCCAACGCAAAGTAACCAGCAGATAACGCAAATGATTGAACTTTTGCAGTATTACAAAGCGTCAATGTTTAACGATTTGGGTTTGAACGCAAATTATAATATGAAACGTGAACGTTTGAACACGCAAGAAGTTTCAATGAATATAGACGCTTTAATGCCGTTTGTTGATTCAATGTTAACAGAACGTGTTGAGGGCGTAAAACGTGTTAACGAAATGTTTGGTACGGATATTACCGTAACTTTGGGTTCAAGTTGGAAAATTGAGCACGAAAATTATTTGTCGTTACTCAAAGCAACAGAAGACGGGCACAACCACACCGACACAGAAGACGTTGACCCCGTAACGGAAACCGAAACGGACGAAACGCAAGAAACAGAAGAAACGGAAACAGAAACAGACGAAACGGAAACAGAAACGGACGAAACGCAAGAAACAGAAGAAACGGAAACAGAAACAGAAGAAACGCAAGAAACAGAAACGGAAACAGAAGAAAACGAAGAAACAGAAGAAACAGAAGAAAAAGAAAACAAAGATGAAAATTAATGAACTTTTCACGGGTGAAAATGGTTTGTTTGAAAAAATCTTTAAACCCCTGTTTCCTGTTTTATACGAATCAATATTTAATGAAGATGACCCCGTTTTAATTGATATTGATTTTCGTTTCAAATATGGAAACAGAACGCTAGTAAATGCCGTTACGCCCGAAACTGCAAACGATATTGTGAAAAGTATCATAACAGTTAAGTTTGACGAATGGCAAAAACAGATTCAAGTGTTTAATAAAGAATATGACCCGTTAAACCCTGTTACTGAAAAGTTGACGGAAACAACAAATAACACCGTTGACGAAACAGGCAATAATAACACGGTCGATTCAAGTGTAACGTTTAATAATGGAGATTTCGGAAATGACACAAAGCAGCAAAGAGATTCCACAGGAAATCGACAAGAAACGGGCACGAAAACAACTGTTAAGAACAGTTTGCCGAATGGTGTTCCTGTTAGTGAAATTGTTCAAAAAGAAATGATTCTTAGAAGAACAAATTTCAAAACGCAAGTTATCGCAGAACTTGCAAAAGAGTTAACAATAGATATTTATTAATACTAAAATTTTATAAAATGGAAGTAAAACAGATTTACACGCTTATTAATAGCGTTTCAAGTGAAGTTTTGGGCAAAACCGATTTGGTTCAAGAAGACCTAACAGGTATTGTTGATTTGGGTAATGAGGTGTTTAATCAGAATGCCGTTGATAATTACGTTAAATCTTTGGTAAACCATATCGGTAAAGTGGTTTTCGTAAACCGCCCTTACAGTGGCAAAGTTCCGTCCGTTCTTATGGATGCGTGGGAATTTGGTTCTGTATTGGAAAAAATTTCCGCTGACGTTCCAAAGGCTGAAGAAAGTGACACGTGGAATTTAGAGGACGGTAAAGAGTACAACCAGGACGTGTTCCACAAACCAAAAGTTTCTGCAAAGTTCTTTAACTCAAAGGTAACTTTTGAAGTTCCTGTTTCTATCACAGAAAGACAAGTTAAGGAATCTTTCAGCAGTGCAGCACAGTTAAACGGTTTCTTGTCAATGATTTACAACGCAGTTGAGAAGTCAATGACTATTAAAACCGATGCGCTTATTATGCGCACGATTAACAATATGATTGCGGAAACTTTGGACGCTGACAAAGCCGCCTTTGGTTTCGTATCGGGCACACACGAAAGTGTTGATTACACCACAGGTTCAACCGTCCGTTGTGTCAACCTTTTGCACCTGTATAACGAAAAGACGGGTACGCAGTTGGAATCAGACGTGGCAATTACCACACCCGATTTTATCCGTTTTGCTGCATACATTATGGGTTTGTATGCAGACCGTTTGCAGACAATTTCAACCCTGTTTAACGTTGGTGGTAAAGAGCGTTTCACACCAAAGGACGTGTTACACACCGTTTTGTTGAGTGACTTTGCAGCCGCTGCAAAAACCTATCTGTATGCCGATACGTTCCACAATGAAAACGTATTGTTACCACAGGCTGAAACCGTGGCAAGTTGGCAAGCAACGGGCAAAGATTACGCTTTTGCCAACGTTTCAAAGATTGATGTGAAATCTGCAAGCGGCGCAACGGTTTCTATCGGTGGCGTGTTGGGTGTGATGTTTGACCGTGACGCTTTGGGCGTTACAAACTTAGATAGGCGAGTAACAACCAACTACAACGCCAAAGCAGAATTTTTTAACAATTATTATAAATTCGATGCCGGCTACTTCAACGACACAAACGAAAACTTTGTGGTGTTCTTTATAGCCTAATTGGTTGTTTAACTGTTGGGGCGTGTTTCCTGTAGATGATAGCACAGGGACACGCCCTTTTAAATTTTAGCGGTATGATTAAAATTAAAACGTTTATTTATGACGGTAAACCGAATGCCGTTAACAAGACCTTACAGGAAAACGAAGAGTACACGGGCGTTTTGAATGCAACGTTTAACGTGTTAACGCCTGTTGTTCGTTTCAGAACTCGCACACCTGTAAGTTTCAATTATGTTTTTATAGAAAGTTTGAACCGTTATTATTTTGTTTCAGAATTGAATCAAGACGGGGACATTTGCACAGTTCGTTTGCGTGTTGACGTTCTGCAAACTTACAAAGAAAAAATTTTGGCAAGTAGTGCAACGTTGACAAAGGGTGCAAACGTTAACAAATATCTTTCAAACCGTTCAAACGTTGTTGATGTTAGACCAAATTTCAGAAAGTTAGATTTCCCAAATAAGGAACTAATAAACGAAACGGGGTCAATTATTATGGTAACAATTAAAGGTAACGTTTAATTATGGCAAATTTATTATCTTATGATACATCGGGTTTAACGGGTGACGTTACAATAACCGACAAACAGGGCGATGATTCCCACCATTTTATCGTAACAGTAACGGGCAACGGTGACGGTACGTTTAAAAATTTGGTGGCAAGTTATGAAAATTGGGACGGTGATTGGTTATCAGATACACCGTTTACAGTAAACGGGAATGTTGGCACGTTAACGGTTTATTGTTCTGAGGGTGACGAAATCATAATAACAGGCGAATTTTTAAGCGGTGTTAAGGAACTGCAAATAACTAACAATATCGCAAACACCACTGCAAAATCGGTGGCAAGTGAAACAAATTACACCGTTACAGTTGAGGGAAACGCACAGGGAATGTTTGACGGTACGCCTACAATAACATACGGTGGCGAAACTTACGAAATGACCGTAACAGACCAAACGGCAACAATTATTATCCCTATTGCAACCGATTCGGTTATTATAAACGGTACATATTTATTAGGCGATTATATTGCAGTAGATTACGGTTTAACAAATTGTGAAATTGTCGGTGACAAACCCGTAAAAGTGAAGACGGGGCAAAGTTACACGTTTAATTTCAAAGCGAACCCGAATGCGGAATTAACAGAGATACAGGCAAATTTCACCAATAATTTGGGCGATGCCGTTGTAAGTAACGGCACAATTTCAGAAGATAAGCAAACGGGTACGGTAATGTTTAATTTAACGTCGGGTGCAACCGATTTAACGGTTTATGCAAATGCCGATGTAGTTCAACCGCCAACAATTAAAAATTACGGTGCAATTAACGTTTATTCTGTTACGCTTGAAAATTTGGACGAATTTTCAAAGAAACGTTTCTTTAAACCAACAGGCGAAAATGACACGGGCACAACGTACACAGAAGTTAATTTGGGCGAATATGTAAACCGTATTAAAAGAATCTTTGTAAACGTTCCTGTTAGCGGTGACGATGTTTTGAAATGCGGTAACTATAATACAGGAATCAAAGTAAAAACGCCCGAAAGTGACGTTATTTTGTTAGATTTCGGCAACGTGGAACTAACAGGGACAAACGGGAATAGTGAAGACTATAATTCAACCGTACAAATGTTTATCCCGTGCCGTGGCGTTGTTTCTATTGATAATAATTATATCGGCAAAACGATTAATTTAACTATCAAAGTAAACGTAATTACAGGCGATTCCGTGGCGTTAATTTCGTGTGACGGTGTAACATTTCAAATCGAAAGTTTTTCTTTGTCACGTGATGTTATTTATCGTTTGGGCACAAATTTAAATGTTGTTGGCGGTGAAGAATGGAACGAACAAATTTTGTACGGTTTAGAACCTTACGTTTTAATTACCGAAAATTTGACCGTAAACGTACCTGTTAACAACACGCAAGAAAACGTAACTATTGGGGACGTAACAGGGTTTGCACAGTTTGAAAACGTTGATTTGAACACGGTTAATTTGTTGGTAGATGAATATAACGAAATTGTTTCACAACTTGAAACAGGCGTTTATTTATAAAAGAAAACAGGTAGCAAATGAATGCTACCTGTTTTCTTATTTTTTATTAGTAAATTCGTAAGCTAAATTTTTGCTACAAATAAAATCCAAAGCACGGTTTTTCTTTGCCGTTTCTTCATCAAGTTTGCACGAAATAGTTTTTATTACTAAGGTTTGCGCATTTAGTGTATCAATAACAAAACTTAATAACATACCGTTTGTGCCTGTTGTATTTTCTGCTATATACTGCAAAGTTTCTGTTGAACCTTTAACCGATTTCAACAAAATTTCTATTGCTTTATCCATAACTATTTCTTTTCTAAATTCATTATAATTTGGTTACGTGGTTTGCCGTTACGATTGCAAACTGAAACGTGAAACCAAAACGAATTTGGAAAACCTTTGCGGTGTTCTTTAATAAGTTGGTCAAAACCGCCTGTTTCTCTCAGAACCTTTTCCAAAGATTCCATATCAGCACAAACCAAATCAGCAGCCAAACCCTTTTGGTGTTGACTGTTAACAACGCCACCAACGGCTTTATTTAACATCGGGCAACGATAACCACTACTAACTAAGATAGGTTTACCCAACTTTTCGCGAATGCCGTCTAAGTAATCAGCTAAACGATTCAAGTTGTCAACGATTTCAAACGATGGCATATTATCAATGCCCAAACGTTTTGCAGTTGCTGAGTTGATGAACTCAGACAATTTAAAATACTTAATTCTTTTCATATCACTTATTTATTTTCTGTTGGTGTAACTATAAACCACTTGCGAGAATCTTTGTGCGTTGGAAAACGCCCCTTTACAGTTATTGAACAATCGCCCTGTAAGTAATCAATCTTATTATTAAAGAACTCGCTTACTTTGTCAGAACGTACCATAAAAACCGTAACTTTGTCGGTTTGTTTTAATGTGATTCTAAAATATGAATGTTCCATATATCAATTATTTTAAGCCTGTAAGGGGTGAACCTTACAGGCGGTTAAACTTTAGATAGTCTTTACAGGTTTGCCGTTAACGTCTAAAACATCAACCTTTGCATATTCACCTACAAATTTTGTATGGATATATAAATTATCACCACAAAAACGATAGTCTTTTAACGCTTTAGTAACTACCTTAATATTTTTCGTTTCAAAAGATTCAAAACGATTTTCAAACTTAAACTTTTGTACTCTTATCATAACTTTGTATTTTTAATTGTTCAACTTATATTTTCTTAATCACGTTGCAAAGATACGACTTTTTCACGAAACCACCAAATTATTTTCGTTAAATAGTGTAAAAAATTTAATTTAAACTATTTTAACAAACCGCCCCTTTGTTCCACGTGAAACAATCACTTTGCCACCGTTCCACGTGAAACATTTTGTTAACAGGGCGATAGCAAAGTTTAAGAATTTTTAACAGTGTTAACGGTGTGTTAAATGTGTTAAATAATCGTAATTGTGGCACATAACAAAAAGCGTGCCAAAGTGTGTTAACATCAGTTAAATATGTGTTGGGAAATGTTAAATATGCGTGCTTTGTGTAC